CTCTACTAACATTGCCTCTAACCGATTCGCTCTTGCGGCTGGTTCTACTGGCACATACACAGTTGCTACTATTACTGCTCCGCTAGTATTCACTGGCTTGCCAACAGGTGCTCGTATAACAGTATTCAATGCTGGTGTAGTAACTGATACAGCCGTATCTACTGGCTCTACACTCAACATGACTGTTCGCTATGATCTAGCAACGACTCTTACATATCGTGTTCATGCTAGTGGTTATCAGTCAGTTAGTGGTAGTATCACTGTTGCTGAAGGCACAAACACTATTCCAGTATCCCTACCACAATCATTTGGTTATGGTGTTGGTAATTGCTCTATTCGTCAACTAAACGGCACTACTATCAACGCTGGTGGTGATATTGATGTCAATACTACTAACAAGACAATTACATTCGTAAGTGCTTGTTCTCTACGTGAAACATTCTCAGTGCTACAAGACCTATGGGTTCGTGCCGATGTAGGTGGCACTCTCAATACTCGTCCACCAGTTCAGTTGGATAGTGTTAAGGGTCTAGAATTGCTAGATGGTTGGAGTATTACTAACCACGCTCTATCAACTGGCGAAGGCTACATCACAAAGAACACTAGTGATGTTGTTACTAACCTCTACTACCGCCTACGTGTAAACAACAACACACACCAAGTTATTGTTAGTTTGATTTATGACGATGTTCAACAAACATCTAACACCTACACTGGCACACAGGAGCGACTAATCTCTATTGACTTGACCAAAGCAAAAGTTCAAATCCGCACACAGATTAAATCACAACAAATCGTGTTTATTGACCGCACTGAATTGGTTCGTCTAAATGCTCAAACAAGTTATCAGCGTAACTATCAAAACGAAAACACTGAGTATAGTGAAACTGCTGATAGTTCAGTCAATGCTGACCTAGCACAGAATGATGCCTTATACCGTCACATTCACACCCCTATCAACCGCACTGACGTTAACGGCTTACAACACTCATTCACACACATTGTTCAGGTAGACCCACAAACTCTTACTCGTCAATACTTGTTGAATCAGTTTGCGGCTGTTGCCACATTTGATACTGAGTTTGCCTCTAAGTTCTATGCTCTACAACCAGACGGCACTATCACACTAACACAGGGTCTATGGGTTCAGAACCGTGATGGCACCAACTTGGCTGGTAGTATGCTTGCGTTACTAAACTTGAGCAGTGCCGCTGGTGTCTATGTTAAGCCACAAAGTCGTGTTATCTCTATCTCTAAAACTGCTCAAACACAGGCACTAAGTTACATTGTTATTGATGCTGGCACTGAAAACATTATCACTGATGCTAGTGGTATTGCTGTTCAGGGTACACTAGCACTCAACCAAACAACTGCTGATATCTGGACTATCCTACAGAACACAGATCGCAACCTAACTATTCGTTGGATTGGCGCTGGTATCACTTATGGTGAAGTTGATCAAACTCTTGCCTCTACTGGTATTACCTATGTTATCCAGCCAAGTGGCGAAGAAGTGTTGATGCCAGCAACTAACCAATCAACAGACAATACTACAACTGGTGTAGTCGCTTGGCGTGATACTATCACACTTACTACATTCAACACCACCACAAAGGATATCATTGTTCCAACAGAAACACTCAACGGTGAAGTTGTTCGTTCTTACAACGCTATCTACTTCTTCCTAGCATGGCGTAACTGGGTCTTAGCAGATACTACTCGCTTACGTTTTGGTCAAGCAGTTTACGGTGAGCACCAACTACGTCCTGCTGGCGCTGTTGATAATAGTTATATGCTACGTCCGGGCGTCTACTTCAATGATACATGGGCACTAAATGTGCCAGCTAACCGTGGCACTAACGATATTGTTCGCTTAGAAGCATCTAACTTAGGTCGCTTAGACCCAACATCTAACAGTGGACTTATCTATCGCTCACCAATGTTGAACGGTGCTTCGTCAATGGCTGAAGTTGTTATTCAGGGTGCTTCTACTACTGCTATTACCAATACCTATAACACTGCTCTCAACAACAGTCGCTCACTTGAGAACGTCAAGAACGCACTAGGTTGGTTAGCATCAAACGGTAAGTTGCTAGGCTTAAAGCCAATGCCAGATGCGTTTGATAAGACTAACGATTACAAAGGCAATGTTGAGTGATGACCCAGCAAGAACTTATTGATAAAATGACTACTGGTGAAATTGATATGAAGGAAATACTGGACGATCTTCAGATGACCTACGAAGAATATTTGACTAAACGTCATGAATTGCTAGAACGGTGCTGGCAAATACAACGAGAAAAGAGACAACAATGTTAGAAACCTTAGTTACATTCGTTAAATCTCTGCCACTATGGTTGGTACATGTGGTAGAGGTTATGGTTGTTGGTGTCCTGTTTACTGCGGCTTGCTTATTCTTGTTTGGTCTGTTCGTTGGCATTCGCATCATCGGGCGCAGGGCAAACAAGATTGAGGAAATATCATTCTTTCCACCACGGATTACATTTAAGGTAGATGATGAGTGAAGAAGTTAAGCAGCCACGTTATAAGGTGCCTAAAACATGGTCTAAGAAGAAACCAGAAGATTTAGTTTACGCTCCGTCACGTAAACCATTGGAACCTGAGTTGAAGGACAAGCTAGATTTAGCTTGTGAATGGCTATTAACTAAACCAAAGGCAGAAATGTATATTGTTCGCAAAGATGGCAAAGTTGTAAAAACTTCATTTAATAAGAAAGCAAATAATGGCACTAGTTAAGTTTCGTGATCAAAATGGTGGTATGACACCTGATGTATCGCCGCACAAAATGGAAGATAATCAACACACAATGTTGTTTAACTATCGTAACTGGAAAGCCGCCGCATCAAAAATCGGTGGCCAAGAGTTAGAGTTGGGCGGTATGCCATTGGGCACTCCTAACTTAATTGACTTTTGGAATCAACAAAATACAGCCACAAACGGATACTTTATGACTGCTCGTGCCGGTCAAGTGTATCAAACTTCGCCAACTGGCCAAGATATCAATATTTCACAAAATGGTTTATATGTAAACGGCTTGGACGGTTCTACTCTTCTTGGTGATACTGTATGGACTAGTAGCTCTTTGTATGGAGGTCTAACATGGATCTGTAATACAGATACAGTTACGCCACAGTTTGTCACTAACAACGCATCAGTATCTCCTGGTGGCATCCTACAAGACCTACCTGGTTGGGTCTGGAACTCACCAAGCGATACAAACCCATACACATATCAAACTTGTAAAACTATTCGCTCATTTGACAATCAGCTATGGGCAGCCAATATTACAAAAAAGCGTCAGGATGGCACGCTTGAATACTATCCAAACTTAATCTTGTATAGTGACAAAGCTACCAGTGTTAGCAATACTCTTTACAACTACATTCCAGATGTATGGGAGCCAAGCAGTGGCACTACTACAACCAGTAGTAACTGGGCTGGCTATCTAACATTAGATACCAGTGATGAGATCATTGATATGTTGCCATTGCGTGATACTTTATTAGTGTTTACAACTAATCAAACATACATCATTCCTAAGCTACAAACAGCACAACAAGTAGTTCAACCACAACGCTTCTCGGAAGTTCGTGGCCTATTAAGTAATGACTGCGCTCAATCGTTTGATGGCCGCGTCTTATTTGTAACTACTGACGATATCATTTTAACTACTGGTAGTAGTATTGACTTCCAAAGTTTAGTCAACCAACGCATCAAAGATACATTCTTCAATCAGTATCTAACTCGCAATACTGCTTGGCAAAAGAACACTTTTGTTAGATACAATCGCTTCTTCAATGAGGTGTGGGTTTGCTATCCAAGTGTTGACAGTATTAATGGCGCATGTGATCGTGCGCTGATCTGGGACGTAGAAAGCAATGGCTGGAGCATGGTAGAACTACCTGGCATCTACTCAATGGTATACGGTCCAGTAATTGGTGACAGTGGTGCTATTCGCAGTTGGTCAGGCTTAAACTACGCATACAATCGCTTTCACTTCCAGTATGGCACTAACTTGTATGCGCAAGACATTGGTTATGTTCGCAAGTGGGGCACCGATACTGCTTATCAAACTATCTTTGAAAAAGTATATGACTTAGAGGCCATGAGTGGCGCCGATAAGATCAAAGCCTTATCAAGCATTTATTTGTTTATTCAAGGCGCTACTGTTGCTACCGTTGAGCTAAAGTTTAGTAATATTCCATTTGCTAATGGTGTTGACTGGTCTACAAATGATTACAGTGGTGACTACGACACCTTAGTAGATTACAAGATTGACCCTAATCGCAATGGTCGTTATATTGCGCTACGTGTCCTTACAAACGATAGCAATGAGCATAATTTAACATCACTTGATTTTGACTTAGAAGTGTTAGGAAAACGCGGATGATTTTTGTACCAGATACTGGTGATCGCCAGCTTAATTTAGTGTTAGAGCAGTTAGCATCCAATGTTGGCAATGTTACTGCTACTACTGCTAATACCGTTGTTTACAATACAGACGGTAGTTATAGCGCCGCTGGCACTATTCTTGGCTATCGCAATCGTTGGATGTATGTTATTTTTAGTAGTGATGGCTATGGCACCAATGCTACGCCACTTGCTACCAATAAAGGATACTATGGCATTAGCAATACCGTAGAAGAAATATTCCCTACAAATGAACTAAGCTACTCTTACAAACAAGTTAGTGGTGGCTTTGGCACAGACAAATCATTGTATTACAAGACCACAGGTGGTCGCAATATTCAGTGGCAGGTTGGCACAACTGCTCCCGGTGGCGATTGGGTTGCCGTTCCCAATACTGCTACTGAATACGTTGCGATTGACTTAGATACTGTTACTGTTGCTAGTGGTGCTTCTGGTGCTGATGGTTACAGTTCATATCAAGCAAGCATTTACAAAACTGCTACTACTACTCCTACTACTCCAACTGGCGGTAGTTATACATTCTCTACTAAAACACTGGTAACGCCTAGTGGTTGGTACAGTAATGTGCCTAGTGCTGGCACCAGTAATGTGTATGTGTCATCATTCTTGTTTAGTAGTAATGTATCTGACAGTATTACTGCTACAACTTGGAGTCAACCTACTGCTGTGTTTCGTAATGGCACAGATGGCGCACCAGGTGCGCCTGGTATTAACGGCACTAATGGCGCAAACGGCATTACTAGTATTGTTGGTATCGTGTATCAAGCTAACGCTGTCACGCCTCTTGCTATTGGTACCACTGGCACATACGACTTCTCTACTGCTACCCTAACAGCTCCTACTGGTTGGAGTGCTACTATTCCAAGCACATCAGCAAGCACGCCAGTTTGGTCGTCAATGGCAACATTCAGAACAACTGATGCTACTGCTACAGTTAGTAATACTACATCATGGACAACACCAGCAATGACATTTCAAAGCGGCAGTGTTGGTCAAGCAGGCACTCGTGGTATTATTCCAATGGCATATGTTATTACCACTGTTAACCCACTAATCTTAACATCTGCTCAACTTACTGACGCTTTTGCTGCCGCAAGAACTAACAGTAGTGCTCCTATTGGCACTGGCTATCAACCAATCGCTGGTGATACTGCTCAGTTCTCGCACACTGGTAGTGGCATTTCAGTAGTTAAAAGTTATGATGGCAGTAACTGGATCAACTCAGTTGGCCAAGTAATCAATGGTAGTTTGCTAATCACTGGTAGTGTTACATCAACTACACTTAAATCAAATGATGTGTATGCGCTTAGTATGCGTGGTGGCAGTGTTATATCAACTACAGATACCAGCAACGTAGGCTTCTTCCTAGATGCTGGTAGTGGCAATGCCTTATTCACTGGTGATGTTCGTGTTGGTAACCTTATTCAAAATAATGCCTTATTAGCAAACACTGTTACTACTACCACTATTGTACCCAGCTCTGTAACGGATACTTCTTTTTATAGAGCAAATACTGGCAAATATACTAATCCATCTACAACATGGTTTGATACCTCGGCATCAATTACTGTATTAAATTCAGGATTGTATACATTTTGTATCTTTAGTGTTGCGCCATTAAGAGCATGGTTTGACGCAACCAAATCAAATCAAGTAGGTACCGCTGGTATTCGTTTAGTTCGTAGACAAAGTGGTCAAAGCGATGTAATATTATTACAAGACACTTCATACGGTTATTCTAGTAGTCAATCAACACTTACATCTCAGGATTGGACACAAACTAATATTGGCTGGTATGATAATCCTCCTAGCACTAACGCAGTAACTTATTTGTTTCAAATACAATATAGCGGGTTGACTAATACTAATCCAATAACTTTAGTTGGCGCAACTTCATTGGAATTAATTAACGCACAGATAATGGTACAAACATTAAAAAGATGATTTACACTATATACAATCCAACTGGCCAAATATTAGGCACAATGACTTTTAGTAGCTCGGAAATTGCTGAGTTAAATTTAAAAGACAAATTACATATTCTTGGTGAATATGGAGAAGAATATTACATAAGTAATGGTCAACCATATTTAAAGCCAGCAAAACCAGAAGAACATTACGAGTTTGACTATAGCACAAAACAATGGGTACTGAATATTGCTGATGCTGTTTCAAGCGTATTAACTCGCAGAACACAATGTTTATCTGCCATTGACCGCATAAACCCACTATGGTGGAATAGTATGACTCAATCTCAACAAGACGAAGTGGCCCAATATCGCCAAGCATTACTAGATATCACTAGTCAACCAGGCTATCCTACTACTGTAGAGTGGCCACAAAAGCCAGCATGGCTATAAAACGATAAATATATTACAAGGATAATTTCATGGCAAATATTTTAACAGACACTGGCTTAATGGAGTTCTTAGGTGGACTATCTAATAACCCAGCTTATCAACAAGGTAAGATTGGCTTAGGTAATCAACAGTTCATCAACGATCAAGCTAGACAAGCATACATGGGCCAGTTAAACGGTATCGTGCCACAACAGGGCGTTGCTGGTTTTGACCCTCAGCGCTTAGCAGGCTTACAAACACAACTAGGTGCCGCACAAGGTACTGGCGCTGACTTAGCTAACATGGGTGCTGGCACATTAGGTGCTGTTCAAAGTGGCGCAGTTACTGGTCAGAACGCATTACAGCGTATTGCTGGTGGTATGACATCACCACAGTTTGGTAGTGGTGTAGCTAATCAATATCAAAACTTCATGTCACCTAGTTTGCTAGGCGCACAACAAGCACTGAACAATCAAGCTAACATGGCATGGAATAAGGGTGCTGCTGGTGTAGGCGGCGCTGCTGGTGGCTTTATGTCAAGTGGTCGTAATGCGGCACTAGGTCAAGCACAGGAAAATGCTGCCACTCAACTAGGCGCTCAACAACAACAACTAGCATACAACGCGGCTCAACAAGCGGCTGCGGCTGGTCAGCAAGCAGGCATGTTAGGCTATCAAGGTCAGTTAAGTGCTGGTAGCCAATTAGGCAATCAAGCTCTACAAGGCGCTCAACTAACTGGCAGCTTACAACAATCACAGTTGTTGCCTGGTCAAATTCAAGAAGGCATGGGTTCCTTACTACAACAGCAGAATCAGAATCAACTCAATGCTGACTACTTAAACCAAACTAATCAGTTTCAGAACCCATTCAAAGCCCTACAAAACTACAATGCTGGTTTAGGTGTAATGGGCAGTAGTAACTTCTTACCAGATATTAGCACTCCAAACAACTTAATGACTGCTCTTAACATGGGTGGCTATGGCAACGTTGCTAACTTGGGCAATGCGCTAAGTTCCTTATATGGTGCTGGCAGTAGTTTGTGGAATAGCATGGGTGGGTTGAATGGTATCGGGAATACACTAGGCAATGCTTGGGATAGTGCTAGTAGCATATTTGATAGTGCCTCACCTGCTGTCATGCCTGACTTATCTGGTGCGCCAGATATTCCAACCGATCTAATGGACTGGTGGGGCTAATCAATGACTCCTCAACAACAACTAAACGCCCAGTATCAACAAGCCATTCAAAATAAAAATGCGTGGCAGAATAAGGTCATGGGCGCTACTAATAGGTTGTCGCATCAAGTTGATCTTGCTGGACTACATGGCGCACCAGGCGCTAACCCAGCAATCAATTCGCAGTTGAGTGGTTTCATCAATGGTTTAGGACAAATGGCACTAGGTCAGTTTGATCCATCGGCACCACAGCCAGCGCTACAACCTGGCCAAACTGATACAATGTCGCAGAACATTAATCTATACAAACAACTTGGTCTAACTCCAAGTATGATTGGCTATGACCCTAACAAGATTCGTCAGGGCATTAACATGGATGAATATCAGCAAAAGTTAGCACAAGATGCTAACTACAATCCATTTGCTATGGATTACGGTGCGCTTGAGAAAAAGTATATGCCAGCTATTCAAAGATTTGGTAGCACCTTAAATCAAATGTCTGATTCATACAAAGCATATCAGGCAGCAATGAATCAAAATCAGTTTGCTGGTAGTCAAGGTAGTTTTACTGATCCTATTCATCAGCAATTTACTGATCAAAGTGGCAAGTTACATTCATGGCGAGATAATACAATAAAAAACATTAATGCCGCTTATGATGCGCCATTTAATCAAGCAAAGACAAAATTAGATACTTGGCTAGCAGATAAGAAAAAGCAATTTGGTGATAATCCAAAACTAACAGATGCTTATAATACTCAGTTAGATAAAATCAAACAACAAATTGATGCTAAACGCAATGCGGCACTAAGTCAAGCACACGAAAAGTTCAACACTACATTAGGTAGTTTGACATCAAACAGAGATAACCGCTTAAAGTATATTAACGACCAATACAAAACTATTGAGTCAAATCGTGGTAACGCAATGAGCACTGCTGAAAGCACTATCTCTGGCTTACTTAACAAGTTTTATGGTGGTCAATGATAACATATCGTCGTGCCACTGCTACTGATTTGCCAGCTATCAAACAACTAACTGATAGTATGTTGGCTAATACCAAATTAGGACTGGCGGCAAGTAATAAAATATTAAATATAGTAAATGGTAATAATTGTAACGTTGATTTAGCTTTTGATGACGATCAATGTATTGGCTTCATGGCTGGTGTAGTGCATGAAAGCATGTTCAATCATGTTGTTCGTGCTAGTGATCTAGGCCTATTTGTTATGCCTGGACACACTGGCGTAGCTAATGAACTAATTAGTAGATTTGAAACATGGGCCAACAGTCGTGGTGCTAATCAAGTGTGGTTGGGCCAGACAACTGGCAACAGAATAGATATAACTAAACGTTTTTATGAGCGTAAGGGATACACCGTTGTAGGTGTTAACTGTGTAAAGGAAATATAATATGTGCGGTGGAGTAGTAGGTGATTTAATTGATGGTGCCGGTGATTTACTAGGCGATGCTATTGAAGGTGTTGGTGATATCGGAGGTGATATCCTAGGCGGCTTAGAAGATGTAGTCAGTGGCATTGGTGATATTGGAGGTGATATCATAGAAGGCGTAGGCGATCTCGGTAGTAGTTTAGATGACTTTGTTAATGAAGAGATTCCAGGCGGATGGTTATTACCTGCGGCAATGACTGCTTATTACTTTACCGGCACTGATGGCGGATTACTTGAATCAGGTTTAGGTGAAGCTGCCGCTGGAGAAGCTGCGGCAAGTTCAATCACACCAGAAATGATTGCTGCTGCTAATGCTACTGCCGACCCTATTGCGGCACTTAATGCTGCTGCTGGCTGGACTGCTGCTGATACTGGTTACTTAGCTAGTTTAGGCTTAGGTGCTGATGGCACATTCTTACCTGATGCGATTGATGCTGGTGGTGGTTGGAGTCCGGCTGATGCTGGTAGTGGCGATGCGTATTTACCTGACAATATTGATGCTGGTGGCGGCTATAACCCTGCTACAAATAGTAGTGCTGTTCCATTGCCTGGTTCGGATGCTATGGCTGCTGACAACATTGACGTTGGTGGTGGTTGGAATCCAGCTACTGGCGCGGGTGATGCTGCTACCGCTGCGGCAGCATTAGAAACCGGCGTAACTAGTTCAGCATTTGACCCAATATTAGGCACTGCTGGTGGATTAACTGTTCCATCTGGCTTATCAAACATTGCCAAGATGATTGCTGGTAGTGGTGCAACTACAACTGCTAAGAACGCAATTAAAGGTGCTAGTGGCACAGGTACCGGCACAGGTACCGGTACAACTACTGCTGATGATGGCAGAGGCACATTCGGTCAAGCAGTATCACCTGAATACGCCTTCATGAATGGTCAGTCACTAAATATTCCAATGAGTACTCTAGCAAGTATTCTAGGTCCAAAATTAGGAAGATAAATGTTACAACAACAAACACCAACAATCGAGGCTATGCCAAGTCCAATCTTGGATTCGCAGCCAAGTACTTCAATCAAAGACTATCTATTCAACATTGGTAAAACATACAATGAAAGTGGCATTGATGGCGCGATGACTGCTATGGCTAGTGACGCTATCATGCGCGATAAGCTAACTCCAGAACATATTCAAGCCCTAGCATATTCGCCACAAAAGAAAACCGGTACACCAGAACAGATCGCAGTTGCTGGTCTAGCTGGTGGCATGGCTACTACTAATATTGCTGAGCAATTAGCACAAAAGTATGGTGTTAATCTACAGCAGCCAAAAGCAAACAGCCCACAGCAAGTTACATCATTCACGCAAGGTGTTCAACAAGCCCTAGAACAACTAAAAGTTGATCCAGCTAGTCCAGAAGGTCAAGCTAATCAAGCATACTTTGGTGCCCTGTTCCGTGGCGCTGGCATCAAAGGCGCAGTTGATACATATGCTAAGATTTACCAAAAAGCATTAGATCGCGACTCACTACTACGCAATACTGTTTTAGCAGAGACTATCAAGCGCGATATCAAACTACAAGAAACTCAGGCGTTACAACAGCAGTTTACTAGCACCGCTACTAAAACTCTTGCTAGTAGTGGTATAGCTACTGAAGCTATTCCTCAGCTATCACAACAGATTGGTCAAGTGTTAGTAACAGCTAAAGAGAATCCAGCTCTAGCTCAAGGCAGTGCTCAAAGTATCATTCAAAACTTGATTGATAGTAGGGCTCCTATTGAAACAGTTAACAAAGTAGCCTCAATGATGAGCAAAGCAATGGATATTTCCAAAGATGATAGTGATCAGGTTCGTGCCTTACAAGCAGCTGGTGCTAGTGATCGCTTAATCGCTCGTTATCGTTTTGGTCTACAAGATGCTAAAGATGCGCGTGAAGCGCAAGGTCTGTTAGATGCTCACATGATCAAGCAAACTCGCCAGAAGAACGAACTTGAACTTGAAAAGCACAAAGCCCAAAAGAACTATGATGTGGCTGCCGAAATCTCTAAAGAGAAGCAACTCATGCCATTGAAGATTCAGGCAGCTGGTCTTGAAGAACAAGCTAAAGAAGCCGGTAAAGTTCTTGGTTCAATCCCTACTCTCAAAGACCAAATCGGCGATATTAACAAAGCTGTTGCTATCATAGACAGTGGCAAGCATAACATTGGTAGTGGACTAAGTACTATTGCTGGTCGCGGTAAGGTAGCACAAGCAATCGGTTCACAGTTTGAAACTGATGATGCTAAGAACACTAACATGGTCATGGATACTGTTAATAAGTTAGCTGCTGATGGCCTAAAATCACTAGGTGCTAACCCAAGTACCGCTGACTTACAGTTCTGGACCGAGAACAAGCCTAAAGCTAATAGTAACCCTGAGTTCGTCAAAGAGTGGATTCAAGGCGCACAGGTCAAGATTGCTAACCGTGCTGGTTGGGCTCAACAAACTCTAGGTCAACCAAATGTGCCACTAGCTCCTGCTGCTCCAGGTGCTAATAAGAAACCAGGCGCTGAAGCTATTCCTGGTAACCAACCGAAAGTAGGTACCACATCTAGTGGCAACAAATACAAGCGAGTAGAATAATGGCATTTGTATACGAAGTAAATGGACAGAAGGTAGCATTTCAGAGTGAACCAACTGAAGCGGACATTGACGAAGCCGCGGCTGCTCTAGGCACAACGGCAAAGTCTACTGAACGACCAATGAAGGCAGGTGAAGCTATTGGTGGTGCCATAGAAACTGCTCTAGGTGCCATCAGTGGTGCCGCTGCTATGCCACTGGGTGCCGCTGCTAGTTTGCTAACTAACAATCGCACTACTCCCGAAGCAGTAATGGATAGACTAACATATCAACCACGTACTGAGGCAGGTCAACGAATGACTGAGGGATTAGGCAAAGCTATGGATGCGGCTAAGATACCACCTATTATTGCTGGTCCACTTGGTCTTGCTGGTAGCGGACGACACTCACGTGCTGCGCTTCCTGCTATTCAAATGACTGGTACTGTTGCTGGTAATACCGCTCGTGCTGCGGGTGAGGGTGTTGCTGATGCTGGTCGCGCTGTTGCTGCGGCGCCAGGTCAGGTGGTTAAAGGAACTATCAATGCTCTAAAGAGCGATACTCCTGTCGCTAGTGTAAAGATTACTGAACCAACAATAGAACAAGCTATTAGTCCTGAACGTCACGCTAGTGGCAAAGCTGGCATGAATACGCTAGGAGAGTTAGCTACTCGCATGAGTGATAACAACGTACCTATTGAAGGTCGTAGTCTAGAGAGTGCCGTTGAACGAATGGTTCGTGGATGGCGTGAGGGTGTTGGCAAACCACTATCTGGTAGTGGTCTACAAACATATGCTGACATTGCTGGTATGTTTGGCGCTGGTGTTCCATTTCAAGGCTCACTAATCAAGCATGGTATCCCTGCCGCTGGTAAACTATTACAGCCATTACGTGCTGTTGATCCTGCTTTATTAGCAGAACAAGCGTATCGTGAAGGCAGAGCTGCGCCAACATATGACGTATTCAGTGGTCGTAGAAACGATACAACTTACATTCAACCACACGACCTCAATTCAAATCGCACTTACACTAGACCTGTAGAGCCAAGTAAAATGCCGGGCAACAAGCCTGCTCCGGTAGCGGAAGGTACTGGCGTGCCACCTTCTGCGGCGCCTGTAGTTCCGGCTGCTCCTGGTTCTATTGAAGCAAAATTACAACAAATGCGAGCACAGATAGCTGCGAGAGGCGACAATGGTCAAGAAGCACAAATGGGTAAGCGCGAGGTAGCCTCACAGCAGCGTGAGGCTAAGCAACAATCTATTGATCAGGTTATTAGTGAATGGGGTAATGTAGACTCGCCTAGTCGTCAAGGTATTCCAACTCAACCTGTTGACGCGGTTGATATGGATAACCGTACTCGTGGCGCTGTTGCGCTAATGAAGAAGCTTGGCGGCACTCTTGATGAGATTCCTAGTATGGAATGGCTGCGTGATCATGGTATCAGCGAGAATACATTCATTCAACGTGTAGCTAAGAACAGTGGTGCTAGTGCTATTAGTAAACGTCAGCGCGGTAACCCTAATATTTTAGGTATGATGACCGAAGATGACCTACCTGGTGGTCCAGTACCTGTTGAAGATAGTTCTATGACTAAGGCAGGGTCAATGGAGCAGCCACTTACATCTGAACAGTATGATCAGTTTGGCATTATTCAATCTTTAAATCCAACAGATGAGTATCATTATGTTAGACGGAATGGCAACAATATTGAAGAAATTGTTAAGTCTACCCGTAGAGATAGGCATTTAGGTGTTGATGAAGTAGTAAAGAACACTGTTCACCAGCCAGATGGCGCTAAAATTGAAATTACTCATACATTAAAACATAATAATGGCACAGTGTTCAACAGTGGTGAGCCTGTTGTGTTTATTAGTATAAAGGGCATGAAAATTGATGGTCATCCAATCACCGTTCAACAGCGAACGGGAGTAGTTACCGTAAATGGATTTACACCTAACCATGAAACATTTAGAGTAGATTGGCATACCAAAGCACCTGGTAAAGGCAAAGTAGACATTCAATATGGTGGCGAACATACTGGTAGACTTACTAAAGAACAGAAGGCCGCCGACATGAAATGGATTAAAGAATTAGATAATCCGTCTCCTGATGGTTCGCCTATCTGGAAGCCAGACTTTTAAAAAAGGACCCACTGGGTCCTTTTTGTTATAAGCCATCAATCCTGTGTTTCATTTTATAACATAGCAATCTAAGACTTAGCACTTGATCTTTAGGCCAACCACCACAGTTTGTAATTGCCCAGTTGTATGCGCTATCTAAGTCACCGCCGCAATACTCGGCAGCTTCTTCAATAAGATCAGGCGTTACTGCGCTGTGCTTCAACAAGAGTATGGTTTCTTGTTCACTTGTCACGGCTGTACTTTCTAAAACTTTTGATTGCTGTGCGATCACAGCCAGCTTGAACTAATTTCAACTCAACTTCCTGCTTTAATTCAGGAGTCAAGTACTGAGCAATACCGCCAATCTTACATGCTTTGGCACTGCGATCACCAGGTCGCATATCTTCAATAAGTTCTGTTATCTTGCGCGGAATTCGCGTTAACCGATCGGAACTTCGCACAACTTCTACAGGAGGTGGTGGTGGTGGTTCCATTCTAGCTATGATAAAGTCAACAGTTTCTTTGCTTAGTTTGCCGCCCAATACTTCTTTGATTTCGCAGTTAGGTGTACCATAGAATATACGGGTAGCATCTCGGCATACTGAATCGCATTGCGGGAACAGTTGTGTTAGTTGTTGAAATACTCGCAGCGCATGTTCTTGGTTCGCAACAGGTTCTTCAGCCACAAATACGATCCGAAATCTGTGCGCATCAGAGGTATGCGAAGGTGTTACATAGAATCCATAAGCCAATTCGTTATAAGTTGGGTTAACTAACAATTCGTCAACAGTCATACCAGAATCAATATCAATCATAAAAATTTGGCGACTCTCAAAGTTATCCGAGTGTCTGTGATCGCTAGTTAAGCAACTACTAGTAGCATGACCATCAACAGTCACTAATTCCCAGAACTCTTCTAAGGTAGTAGTTACATTCATCCAGCCATGGCCTAACTGGCGAATTATGTGTGGTTGTGTTGGTTTACCGCGTGTTGGGTGTAGAGAATAGCTTACAACAGACATTATAGACCCTTATTCTTAAAGTTAGTTAGTACTCTTAGCTTGTCTCGTAGATCGTTATCTGTATCAGACACGATAGAGAAGCGGTACTTAGCCGAAGTTGTTAGGAATGGGCAACCAATCTTGCGTAGATACTTAACAGCATCCGAACGTTCAGACTTAGTTGGGTTATTAATGCCGAATTCTTGTAAGAGTAATGTAGCGTTCATCTCACGCTCACTACCATTGGGGTCAATACGGCCAGATAAGATATCTTCAATCGGAGTCTTAACTTCAAATGTCTTTTGCGCAACTGCTAACATATTGCGTTCGTCTTCGGTTAACCACCATTGTTGGCCACTCTCATACAGATTCTTTACTTCTGCCCATAGTTGAAGTACATCACCGCTGTACATCTCAATAGCGTCAACTGGAATGGTCCAGTACCGTCTGTTTTCAGTGTCGGTTAAGAATTGTTCATCGTTTACTGTACCGATAAACACGTTACGGCGCTTATAAGATATTACTGTGCGACCATATGGCGCACGATATGAGTCTTCTTCTGTTGTAATAAACTGTTTAAGCGCATCAATGTCTGACTTGCGAAATGTGTGGCCTAATTCGCCCAGTTCTACAACCCATGCTCCGGTTGTAATCATTACTGAGTCTTTGTTGCCGGCGTTCAATGTAGCACCCTCACGATACGCACCAGTCACCGGTAGGATACTTTTGAAGAATGAAGTCTTGCGAATGCCTTGCTTGCCTTGTAGCACTAACACACCTTCTGCGCGGAATGTTGGTTCATAGAGTGCGGCAACAGCCGAGATCAACCAACGAGTCATAAAGATATCTCGCTCGTGTGTTTTGGTAGTTTGAATACAGTCTAGGACTGCTGCAATACGTGGCTGGCCGTCCCATTGAACGCTGTCAATAGCTTCCCGAACTGGGTGATACTGATTTAGAAAGCCGATAGCATTGATGATGCCGTCTAAAAGGTTGCTATTCATTGGCAAGGCATTCATGTTGATTAGGTCTACCAGATGTTGATAAGCTACTTGCTCACTGCCATAGTCCATGGTTTGTAGGCCTGGTACCACGATCTCTATCTTACGAACCATTTGATTGTATCGGATTGTGATGTTGTTTCTGGTTAATACTAACTCTACGTTTGCTCTGGTTAGTAGTGGTCTGTTGCGGTCATTTACGTCCTTCCATTGGATGGGCGCAAAGTTAAGAATGTGTTGTGATTGAGTGTTCATTTGTGCTCCTTTTATATGATGAACTATTGTCTCTTAGTGCGAACTGCCTTGGTCTAGGGTGAAGAACAGCCCCGACCAAAGGGCTGTCTTCTAGTTCACAAAGAGCTATGATATTGCTATCACAGTATTTATTATACTCTAATACCGACAAAAGTAAAGTTTTTTGGATGAATTACTAATATAGGTATCAGTGTGTAATGTACTTATTATACTGAAAATCAGTATGACCGTCAAGAGGTTTTGGGACAATAAGTGCGAAATCAGTGTGAAAATCAGTATGAAAATGGTGAATCAGTATGAAAATCAGTATGAGAAATTGACGGTCATACTGATTTTTTTCGGCAAAAAGTGCTCTGGAGTGGTCTGGAACGCAGTTTTTTATGAAATCAGTATGATCAGTATGAGATTTGCATAAAACATAATAATACGTATGCATGCAAAGTTTGTGATATTGTCATACTTACATACTTCATACTGATTATTAACCGGATGTTCTGGAGGTGCTAAATATTACAAGGAGAACCACTAATGAAATACACTGCTCACGTCCTACTACAATACTTAATTCAGCGCCATAAAATAGATGTCGACCAGATCCATCTAGAAATGGACCAATACTACAGTCAGCCACATTTTGATATTAAGGCTACCCCAGCTGGTAGAGTTACTCAAGTTACCCTAAAAGAAGGCGTTGCCAGACCACCTATCAATCGTCAACGTCAGCCTCGCCCACCTGGCAGATCAGTGCGCCGCGTCCACTGCTACGGTAGCGGCTACGGTAGCGGCTACGGTCAGAAACCGTCAAATACCGTGGTAAAATACAAGAAGCGCCGAGTAATCAGATAAATACACATACGGAAATAGTTCTTGTTGCATAGTAGTTCCTGTAGGATATTTCCGGTGATGGACACCACACAAAAATGTCTATTTCATAATAGTTTGAGTATAACTTAAAACTACCGTCCTTTTATGTCTAACTTCTAGTTAAACTGGTAGTGTGTTTGATTACACTTTAAACAATCAGGATGTATCATATTTTTGACATTGTAAAGCCAATTCATAGGTTGAGATACATTCAAGGGTGCGTTTCGTAATTCAGCCCTTGGTAAAGCCGTAGCGTAAAAACTACGGCTTTATTTTTATGCTAAATATGTAATACAGAATCTTTACTGATTTCTGGCTAATTTTACTGATTTCATTTTATGGCAACAACAAATCTTTCACTGCGTAAAAAACACAACATGAGTCCAAACAGTTTGAAGAATCTCAAACCATGGACAGGAGATAAACCACCGTACGCCACCTGGTTAGCATCACTCTCGCCCGAAGAATATGAAAAACATATGGCCGAACGTAAAGAACGCATGAGAGATAAGACCATGAAACAGGCAATGGTAGAAACTATTAACCAACATGGCGACAAATGGTCCATTATGCTGGAGGCGGCCGTTCATTCGGTAATGACTAAAGCTATTGAACAAGGTGACCCTCAGGCCCTCAACTCCGTATGGGACCGTGTAGTAGGCAGACCAGACACCGTAATGGATGTCAAGGTCAAACAAGAAGATGAGGTCAATGATGTCCTCGCTAAACTTCAAAGCACAGTGCTAATTGAAGAACAAACCAAACAAGATAAGGAATAATCATGGTAAAAGGCGTAACAACCAAAGTAGAAAAAACAACAGTGGCCACGGTAGCCCAGGCTCCCACCACCTTTGAGCCAATCGTTGTCAACCGTGCGTTAGACGATATTCAAAACTATGCTGACCAGTTCCAGGGCCGACCAGCTGGCAGATATTCAATGACCTTTTTAACACCATACACATCACAAACACTAAGTGTTCACTACGATGGTAAAGGTTGTGTCAGCCTCTAACACCGTCCTCAATGAGCCTACTATCTAAAGATCAACTGTTTGACCTAGCCTTGAAAGACGCTCAATGCGTTATCAAGGCTAGAGGCATTGATTACACCACTCTTAATACACCTGAGCAACAGCGTCTCCTAGCCCAACTGATTGTTCACTATCAACACCAGCGTCAATACAATAAACTAGCCTACTACCAACCATTTGACTATCAACGGCCACTGTATCATCTACACACAATGGCACAGGCTGTTATCGCCTCTAATCGTAGTGGCAAATCATATAGTGTAGGATTCGCTATTGCTTGCCATCTAACAGGCATTTACCCTGACTGGTGGACTGATATCAAGTATAAGAGCGGCATCAAGCTAATCGCAGCAGGTAGTAGTTCATCTCAGATTCGTGAAGCTATTCAGGAAACCCTGTTCGGCACCGCTGATAAGACTGAAGAGATATCATTAGGCAGTGGACTGATACCACGTGATCTCATTGTTATGGATAGTATCGTAACAGGCGCAGACAAACGTGCTATCGGTGGTTGCCAGATCAAACATATGAGCGGCACACGATCAATGATCATTACTGCCTCATACGAACAAGATCGTGCTGTGCTACAGGGTGGTAAAGCTGACGTAATCTGGCTTGACGAACAACCAAGTGATGATGAGATTGTGTCGGAGCTGGTTCGTGCTCTTGCTCAGACACCCACGGGCCAAGAGGGCAGATTGTATTTGTCGGCGACACCGTTAGTAGGCTGGACTCCCATGATCAAACGATTCTGGAATAAGGAAGCCAATCACGGCATGGTTCGCTACAGTTGGGACGATGTGCCACTTGAACTGTTAGATCAGAAGACTCGTGACATGCTTATCTCAACATGGTTACCATACGAGATTGATGCTCGCACTAAGGGTATTCCAATGGCTGGTACTGGCGCTGTATTCCAGATTGACTTTGATGCGATGATACTCCGTGATCCACCTCAAATACAACCGTGGTACAAACGCCTATGTGCTATTGACTTTGGCCGTAATCCTGATCCCACTGTTATCATTTGGATGTATTGGGATGAACGAACAGATACCATTGTGGTCTACGATGAAGTCATTGTAAAGAATCAAACACCTATTGAGTATGCGCCACAAATCTTAGCACGAGGCAAAGATATTCCAATGGCTTGGCCACCAGACGGCAAGCGTAAGGGCTATACTGAAACAGAATCAGCCATCGTTGAGTTAACAAACAAGTATGGTATCAACACCGTGCCTGAATCCTTTACAAACCCTGATGGGTCTCGAGGGATTGACTACGGTCTTCAATACATCATTCAAAAGATTAGACTAGGCAAGTTCCGTATCAGCTCTCACTGTGTTGGCCTCATTGAAGAGATGCGTCAGTACCATACTGAAACTAGTGGCAATGGTAAAGTTAACTTCCGTGGCAGTGACCATGCTATTGATGCTATGCGTTACGGTGCCCTATCCATTGAACGATTCGGCCGCACTACCGTAGCTGACATTGACGAGATGAGCTATCATCGGGATCGCCACTTCATTGACAATTATCAAATGAATACATACTAATATGGATGAATTAGAACAACACATAGAGCGTCACAATCAGGACCTCAACAACCTATACAAGCAGATGGGTATGTTAGTTGAAATGTATGACGATCTTAGCAACGTTGAAGTTATTGGCATAATGACCGTGATGATCAACAGACTGGCTTCCCAAGCCGCCAGACCAGTGAACGATAAATAATACTATGGCAATAGCAAAAACACCTTCACAGCCCATGGGCTCAACCAGCGGTACATTGGTTATTAACCAAGATCACCGTGATTCAACATTCTTAAATCAAATCAAACAGTGGATAGGCGTAGCTATCAACGTTTACGCAGACACTGTTTCAATCGTTCGTCGGGAAGCTGATACCTTCTATGACAACGTGCCAGCTGACCGCCTACGTCCTAACTCAAACGGCCCACGCATCATCATCAACGATGTACAACCAGCAGTTGACCGTGTTGTGTCACAGGTTGCTTCAGCTTTCTACGCTGAAGACTGTGTAGAGGCTACAGCTATTGGAGACGACGATATTGAAGCGGCAGAACAAGCTACTGAGATGGTTCGTAACATCCTGTTCAATCAGAATAGTGGCAAATTGATCCTTCGTGATTCAATCAAGTCGGCAGCCAAGTATCCATTCGGTGGCGTAATGCGTGTGTATCGTGATGAACGCACTCGCACTTACTTCAATGAGATGGTATTGCCTGATGTGTACACCATGTCTGAAGCTGAAGATGCTGCTAAGGTTATTGTTGCTACTAATTCACAAGCACGTTACCGTGAATGGAAATTGTTGGAGGTAAAGGAAGAGACCTATCAGGAAGCAATACCCGGTAGCGATGTACAAAACGAACGCAAAGAGTTTACAGCACACTTTGAGATTACACAGTACGAAGTAGCTTTCCCTATTCTAGTAGTACCGCCAGAAGAATTTCTAATGGACAAAGAGGCAACCTCTATTGATACTGCTAAGTTTGTTTGTCAGCGCCGATTCATTCCACGCACAGATATCTTTGAAATGTGGCCAGATGCGCGTGATTTCCCTGAAGACCTAGGTTCAGTTGCTACATCATACAACACTAACTTTAGTAACGAGAAACAGTATCGTCGCCGTGTTCACAATACACTCAACATTACTTCACGTCCTGCTACATTTGACAGCACAATGAAAGTATCAATGGTCATTGAAGGCTATATTCGCTATGACTTTGATGCTGATGGTATCGCTGAGTGGCGTCACTTTGCTATTGTAGACAACACCATCCTAGAGAATGAATATCACGATGGTCCTATTCCATTTGTTCTACCTAACCTCAATCGTGACCCACATCGTCCTGATGAGATTACCATTGTTGAACGTGCTAAGGACTCTACACTAGCTAAGACAGCTATGATTCGTGGTGATATTAAAGCACAACAAGATCGCACTAACCTACAAATCATTGCTAAGAGTGGTGCGTTCCCACTAACTGGTCAGCGTAAACTAATTGAAGGCTCACCTGGTATCATTCCTTATGGTCAGAACGAGCAGGGACAACCACTAGCTATTAGTGGCCCACTAAGTGACAGTGTGTTCCCTATTCCTAAGCCAGAGCCATCACAAATGACAGCTGGCTTGTTCCAGATGTTAGACGCACAACGTAGTGCTCAAGTAGGTGTAAACTCACTCAACGATCAGGTACAACGTGAAGGTCAGACTTCAAACCCTGCTACTACTGCTATGATTCAAAAGCGGGAGCAGGATGTTCAGATTGAAGACTACATTATGTGTTATGGTGAAACTGCGGTTAAGCCATTGTTCCGTATCATCTACTGGTTCCTAATGCAAGATGCTGATCACCCTTCAGTCAAAGACAGATTCATCAAAGTAACAGGCAAGCCAAGTATTGATCATGGTCGTTTCCAAATTGGCGAATGGCGTGAGCGTGAGGACTTCCAAGTTAACGTAGGCTTAGGTGTTGATTCACCAGATTACAAACAACAGAAGTCAACTATGTTGTTACAAATCTTTGCGGCATTTAACCAAGCTATGAGTGGCGGTACCTTACCTAACCTCTTACCTAAGATGTATGAAGCATTCCGCACACAAATCTCATCACTAGGTTATGATCCTGATCAAAAGCTAATGACACGTGAAGAGTTCCAAGAATTCTATCAGAACTTGTTACAGCAACAGCAACAGGCAGCACAAGCCGCAGCACAAGATCAAACACAACAGCAAACACAACAGTTGAACATGGCTATGATGAAAGCTCAAGCTGATCAACTAGAAGCACAAGCTCAAGAGCAACAAGCTAAGGCCAAGAAGGCAGAAGCTGAAGCTCTCAAAGCTCAATTAGAAGCTGAAGTCATTCGTCAACAGTTAATGGGCAGAAACATTGGACAGGCTACTACTACCGTCTAAATAGTACCATGAGTTTTAAACAAAAAGTCCTAAACATTTTCTTCACGGAATCAGATCAAGGCATCAGATTCCCTGACGACTACAACGCTGAGAAGTTTCGTCAGCACAATATCATTGCTGACGGCGCCCGTTCTCAAACACTAATGAGCAATCCCATCTTCCAGGAAGCAGTTGCTGAAATGTATTTGTCACTAGAGTCACAGTTAGACAGTATTGAAGATACAATGCCAGGAGCCGCTGACCATATTCAGTGGGTCAGGGTTCAACGCCGTGCTCTACGTCAGGTATGTGCCGTGCTAGATAACAAGATCGCACAAAAAGAAATCGTAGAACAAGCTCTAAAGCAAGAAGCCGAAGAGCAAGAATAAATATATTATATACTGTTAGTAATGTTGTTTGTGCCATTATTAACTTTTAGCCAGTAATGGTTAGCACAACAGACAAGGAAATCACATGAAAGCAAAACCAACAGCAAGCCCAAAGACGGGTGCTCCAGGTTCATCTAATCCTCGCAGTGGTTCGCTAGATAAAGTCGCTATGTTTGGCGGCGCTACAAATCCAGCGACATCAGCAGGTAAAGGTGCCCCAGGTGCGTCAAACCCTCGTAAAGGCACAGTGGTATCACCATCCGTTTACGGTCCAGGTGGCATCCAAGGTAAGCCAAAGACCAGTGGTAACCCAGGCGCGTCAAACCCACGCAAAGGTAGTTTGACAAAGACCGAAGTTTACACCGGTAAAAAGTGATTCTCAATACTTCTAATTAAACTAATAGCAAGTATAGTCGCCTATCGTAACAGACGCTGACAAACCAAAGGAAAACTAAATGTCTACAGTAATTGAACAACCAAGAAACGATGTACCTATCGTCACAGACGCTACATTATTGGCCGTTCCCAATATGTTTGATGATAAGGCTAAGGGTGAATACCTAGCCAAATTGCGTGCTATGCGCAAACCTCCTGAAGAGGTAGCAGCTCCAGCAACCGAAGCCCAAGAAGCTCCAGTTGAGCTACCTGACACTGTTGACCAAACAGTCACTGAAGAACCCGTCACTGACGCTACAGAAGAAGTTACCACTACTGAAACTGCTGCCGAACGCCGTATTCGTCTTTCAAAAGAAGACCTACAAGAATACGAAATTCCAGTATATGATGAAGATGGCAACGTCACGTACCTATCTTATGATGAGTTCAACAAGACCGTTGGAACATACAGCAAACAAAACAAAAAATTGCGAGAACTTGCTGAACGTGAACGAGAAGTAGAAGCCCTAAAGAATAACTTGGTAGCAGAACAGACCCGTATTTTGGGCGCAGCTACTAACCAAGAACAAACAATGGCAGAAAGATATCAATGGGTTCAGAACTCATTGGCATTTGCTCACCAACATGGCGTAGAAGTTGTAAAGTTTGAAGATGGTACTACTAAGAAAGTAACTCAGTTGATCGCCGAGAAAACCGCCTTAGAAACACAATACTCAAAACTACAACAGGAAAAGACAAAAGCTCAAAAGATGATTGAGTCAGCACAAACTGATTTCATCAAAGCACAAGATGCCATCTTAGAGCAAAAGGCACCTTCCGTAAAAAAGGCTCGTGCCGATATCGCCAAATTCTTAGAGCATCAGGGATTCACCTCAGAAGAAGCATCAGCACTAAGCTACTCTAAAGCAGAGTTGCTAATGCTAATTGACAAAGCTATGAAGTATGAAAATGCTGTAAATAGTAAGTCAAAAGAAAAGAAGGTAGCGACTAACACCAAGACTATCAAGCACTCATCACGTTTAGTTGGGCGCGGTACTCCGGTAGGAAGTCCATCATCTAGTAGAATGTCTGAGTTACAGGCACTAGGCACAAAAGCCAAGCCAGAAGAACTCCGCGAACTACGTAGATTACAATTACAAAATAGATAAGAAAGTAAAAAAATGGCAACAACATCAGCCCTATCCCTTAACTCTGGTATTACCAGCGACACCCAAGTTGGTGGTCGCGGTTCCAGTGAACAACGTAGTTTTGACACTACACTAACTCTAATCTCTCGTCTAGAGGCTACAACCCTCTCTATGATTGATCCAATTCAAATTCACGGTCGTATCCATGAATGGGAAACAGACTCACTACGTACACCTAAGTTGAACGTAAACAGTGGTTTCCAATACTTCTCACAAAACGGTGGCGTTGCTAACACAGCACGTACAGTTCGTAACAACTACTCTCAAGTCTTCATTGGCCCAGTAGAGACAGAAGGTACACTACGCCGCGAAGAAACAAACACTGGTGACGAACACGAGTACCAAGTAGAAGAGAAAGAAGCAGTTGCGCTAGGTCGTGACATCAACTTGTCTCTACTAAGTGCTAGTGGCGCTAAAGGTATCACTACTGGTGGCGTATCTAACCGTGTTATGGGCGGCTTCTTCTCATACGGTCAACAAAACATCGTTAACAGTTCAGCTGGTACAGTTACACAAAACACTGTTGCTTACGCTCAAGCTGCTAACGGCGGCACAGTTACACCAACACTAACAAGCACAGGTTCACTAACTCCAGTAAACGACGGTACTACCGTATTCTCTGGTGGTACAAACTATGCTTGGTCACGTAAAGTATTTGATAAGACACTAGCTAACGTGTTTGATCAAGGTGGTTCACCAACTAACGTTCTAGTTGGCCCAGGCTTACGTGCTGTTCTATCAGAAGAAATCGGCCGTCAAGGTTCAAACGATATCTATCGTATCAACATGAGTTCTCCAGAAGAGATCGTAAACACAACCACAGTCTACATCACTGACTTCGGTTTCCGTCTACGTATTGACACAGAACAGATGTTGAAGACATCTTACGGCAGTGACAGTAACGCTCTAATTGCGTTCAATCCAAAGAACGTCAAGATGGGTTACATCACACCAGTTACACGTAACGACGACATTCCTCAGCCAATCTACGGTGCTGCTAGTGCCCTAGTTGCTGAAGGTACTGCTGTGTTCTATAACCCAGCTGACATCTTGATCATGCGCAACTTGATCAATGACGTTACAGATGCTGCTTACGTCTAAAATTGACTAAGTAATAGCGTAGCTACTACAATAGGTCAATGACCCTTAGCCCATACCGTAAAAAGTATGGGCTTTTTCTTTGGATAAATATTTTGCTTCGTAGTTACATAAAATGTCGCTCATGGCGTAGCTTGGAAGCACGAATAACACGGGGTTGTTCGTTGGTATGCGGGACACTTCGGCATTGGGGTAGTCCCAATTACCTAAACCTACATTTCCTGTATGACTAAATATTACTATGAACAAACTTCAACAAACACTATCAAAAGCATTTAGTACCAACTTTTTGCTTTACTATTCTTCACATGTCGCACATGTCAACACTACAGGTCGTAATTTTGCTGCCGATCACGAGCTACTAGGCAAGATTTACGAAGACGCACAAGATCAAATTGACACATATGCCGAGTTCTTGCGCACTATTCAAGCAAAAATGCCGGATGACCTAGCAACCGTCATTACTAAAAGCGAAATTGGCGACGAACATACTCGCGGCAGTGCCACTACTCTACTAAAAATAGTGTATGAAAATGTGGAAATCATGCTAGAGGTACTAGATAAACTGTATCGGGAAGCTGAACATGCCGATGAACTCGGTCTTGCTAACTACGCACAAGACAGAATGACAGCACACAAGAAGTTTTGCTGGATGTTACGCTCTATTGTAGGCGAAGAGGCAGAAGGAGACCAGGAATGAGTGAAACTTATGACGTAAGAGGCGCAGAAGCTACCCTACAACAAGGCAATAAGGCTGCCTTATACGCAAATATCTTGGATACATGCGGTTCTATGCGCAAAAAGCTAGATGACCTACGTTCAGGCAAGATTAAGCAAGCAATTAGTGTGTTTAATGACCCAAACATCAAAGGAAAACAGCTACGAGTCATTATGAAGGTTGAAGATGGCATTCTTCGCACTACATATTGGATGGATGACACCAATATTTGGGCTCATTGTGCTAAAAAACGCAAGGAATTTGACGAATATCGCAAACATGCCGCTACAACTGGCACTCAAAACATGTTCCGTGAGTATTTTATGAGTAGTTGGTTGTTAGAAACGTATATTTTGATGAAATACAACATTGATCTTCGCGGAAGTGAGTGGGCTGACCCATCAAACTCGGATTTTAAGAAAGTTAACTGGATTATTGATAATGACGACTTCGCAAAACGTTATAAACTAACAACTTACAGCGAAAGCATTGGTATTGCTAACCCGTTCAACGATATTAAAGTAGATATGAGTGGCGTTGATCTTGGATTCTTAAAACAAGCACCAGCAGAGCCCCAAGTGTCAACAGGCGGAATTATTGTTGGCGTCTGAAGACCGCATCCTACCAATAACGATAAATATAATAGAAGGAAAGCATAATGGCCGTTAGAGTACCACTACCAAACAGACGCCAGTTACAAAATCTAACTGGCCTTATCCAAGCCATCAAATATCATTTAAACGTCTCAAGTAACACTATTGTTACCGATGACAGTGCGCTTGGATACATCAACGCGGCGGAAGACATTGATCTTACTCCGTTAAAAATCATTACCATGAAGAAATCGGAGTTCATTACTCCTGATGAAGATGGTCAATTCCCATTAGAGAATTTAACTTATCCACTAACTGAGGTAATCGGCGTCTTTTACAGATACGACAATCAGTTCATTCAGGATGAGTGGTTAGACTATGTAGATCCAAATACATACGGAAAACAATATGGCGTTGTTCAAGCAGTGCCACTCTATACAATCAAAACTGCCTCTGATGGCACAAATAATCAAACCCTGTGTGTTCGTCCAGGCACTACTGGCGCACAAGTAGGCATTGAATATTACTCGGACTGGCCAAAGTTAGGTGATCTAACTAGCGGCAGTAAACTACAGCAAATCAAACTAACAGTTGGTGGCACAGCTACTGGTAGTGGCACAATCACATTCAAGTCAACCATCAACACGGTAGATACAGTTGTAGCAACAGTAACAATCGCAAGTGGTGACACAGCGAGTGTCGTAGCTAATAAGATTATTGCTACCGGTATTCCTTTCCAAACCCTAGTCGGCAACAACACTACTGCTTGGGTAGCTGAGTTAGACACAAATGGCGACATTGTTCTAACAGCAAGTGACTATCCGGGAAGCGATGCTACCTTGACTATTGGTGGCACCTATCCTGGTATTACTGTCACACAAACACCAGTTCAAAGTTGTTTTGTTCAGACAGTTCACACTAACTGGTTTCTATGGCACTTCCCATATGCTTACTACTATGCGGCACTAAAACATGCTTACAATGGCTTAGATGACTTAGAGCGCTATCAACTAGTAGAAAAAGAATTCTTAAAGTCAGTTCAAGTGTTACAATCATTCAATGACCGTGCCGAATGGGGCGGTGTCACTAGTCATAGTGACTACACACAAAACGTAGTATGGTAAAATATGGCATCAATATTCAATAACAATCTTTTCCCTACCTTGTGGGGCACACAGGGCAATACAGGCCCTATTGACACAACAAGCACAAACACGGCCGAGGGCAATGTTGGTGAATTACAATACAATAAAAACGGTAACTTAGAAGGCGTCACTGGCACCGCATATGAAGATGGTGTTCTAACTCTAGGCAACGTTGCTAATGTTAAAATCAACGGTGGTGTTCCTGGACAAATCTTAACGGTAACAGATACCGGCAATCTTACATTCAAAGACCCAGTTACTCGTGCTCAGCCACAAATCAAGTTTACAGTTCCTGCTAATGGTTTAAATCAACAATTTGCTCATAGCGAACTAGACCTATTTGCTGATGGTACATACGCACAAGTATTTCGCAACGGTATTCTAATTGATACCAGCGACTACACCATTGAGCATAACTTACTAACAGTTAAGCCATTCTTATTTGCTGGTGACACCCTAACAGTAGGCGCTACATCAACTGGCGCTAAAGCAATGGGCAGTATTGCTGCCTTAAACTTAAATGGCATTACAACTAACGTGTTACATGGCGATGGCACATGGAGTGATGTAACTCACCCTAGTGTTGGTAGTGTTGGCGCACTTAACTTAGATGGCAGTGTTAATCACTGGCTACGTGGCGACGGCACATTTGCTGAACTAGTGGTCCCTGGTGGTAACATTGGTAACATTGACTTAAACGGCAACGTAACTCAATATTTGCGTGGTGATGGCAACTGGACAAACATCGCAGTTCCAACTGGTACTATTGCTAATACCAACTACGACAACAATCCTGCGCACTTCTTGCGTGGCGATGGTAGTTGGGTAACACCTACAACTGGCGCTCAGCCAGCCGGTATTCATAGTCAATTACAATACAACAACAATGGTGGCTTAGGCGCTATTACCAGTATGACTAGTGATGGTACCGTTGTTACAGTTAATAACGTTTCTAATCTAAAGATTGGTGGCGCTACACAAAATAGTGTATTAACTAGTGATAATAGTGGTTCATTAAGCTGGGTCAACGTAACTAACTACGCTTCTATCCCACGTATTCAATGGGACATTACTGCTAATGGTGTCGGCCAAACATTCCAAAATAATTTGCTAAAGCAATATCCAAGTTCAGATTACATGAGCGTGTTCCGTAACGGTGCGTTGATTGACAACACTCAGTTTACACTAAACACTACTACTGGTACTATTACTTGGATTGGTAACTTGCGAACTGGCGAAGCTATTGACATTATTGCGACTGCTAGTGCTGGTGGCACAGGTGGCGGTGGTAGTGTAACTCAAGTATCTACTGCTGGCAGTGGTTTAGGTTTCTCTCTAAGTGGTGGACCAATTACAAGCATTGGCACAGTTACACTTGCTACACCAACAGCCAGTGCCCTACGTGGTTCACTAACAATCGGCAACGTAGCTAATGCTAACTTTAACGGTAATGGTTCTACATATCTACGCGGTAATGGCACATTTGGTGTGATTAACGCAGTTGCTGGCGCAAACACACAAATTCAGTTTAACGATGCTGGTGTCATGGGCGCTACTGCTAACATGACATATGATGTTGCTAATAACAATTTTACTGTTCAGGGCACTACATCATTGCTAGATAATGTAACAGTTGAAGGCCACATTGAGCCATTGAATGATAACACATACGATCTTGGTAGTTCTACTAAGCGATTCCGTCACGTGTATGTTGGCCCTAACTCACTAACTATTGGCGATATTCCAATTTCACAAAGTGGCAGCGGCATTAACTTTGGCAATAGCTCAGTAGCTACTGAAGATTTTGTAGTTAATAGCATTGCTAATGTTCCAGGTGGCAGTAATACTCACGTTCAGTTCAATAATAACGGCACACTTGATGGTAGCGCAAAGTTCAACTATGATGGCAACAGTATGATTGTTATGAGTGAAAGCAGTGCGGTTGGACCAGCAACATTCTTTAGAGTTAGTAATACCGCTAGTGGAGCGTTCAACGCCGGTCGTATTCGTGGCACTGTAGCTAACCCACTACCGGTTCAAGTTGGTGATACTGCAGTAGTAGCGTTTCCAATGTTGACCGCTAATGGCACCGGGACTATTGGTGGCATTACTGGGTTTCCACAACTTTCCGCATCTTTTGGTGCTCGTGTAACTGGTTTACCTACAGTAGATGGCGGGCTCCTATCACAATCAATCATCTTCTCACCATCTAGTAACGTTGCTAATGGTGTTAGAACCATGATGACGTTAGAATATAGTAACGTGTCTATTGCCACTAACGCCGCTAATAGTAACGTCAACATCGCCGGTGGTTCCGCTAATAGTAACGTCTACATCGCGCCTGCTGCGGATGCTACTATTCGTATTGGTGGTGGTGCTAATACAAAAATTATTATGTATACACAAAATGTCCCCGCAACCTCAACCTCCACAGGCACCACAGGTCAAGTAGCGTTTGACCAAAACTATATCTACTACTGTTGGGCAACAGACCAGTGGAAACGCTCACCACTATCAACATGGTAATCAATAAGGAAAAATAATGTCAGATCAACAAGTCGTATTAAGTCAACTACCGGTAATCTTTACAGATGTAAACGGCACAGTTGATAAATTAACCCTAGCTAATATTGATATCAGTCATACTGGTACTTTTGGCAATATTAAAATCAGTGGCGCAACCGTAGATGGCCAAATTCTAACAGCAAATGGCACAAGTGGTGCGACAGCTTGGAAAACCATCAACATCGCAACCGGCAACATTGCGCCATTAAACTTAAATGGCATTAGCACAACAGTTCTAAACGGTGTGGGTGGTTGGACTACCTTACCTACTGTTGGCACAGTTGGTGTCTTAAACACAACAGGCGCAACAACTACTTGGCTACGTGGTGACGGCACTTGGGCTAACATTGCTATTCCTAGTGTAGGCACTGTAGGTCAGCTATCACTAAACAACTCAACTACTCAGTATCTGCGTGGTGATGGTCAGTGGACGACAATTAGTGGCCCTGGCACCGGCGTAACTCAAGTCAATACTGCTGGTAGTGGCTTAGGCTTCTCACTAGCTGGTGGCCCAATTACTACTACTGGCACAGTTACCTTATCTACACCAACTGCTACTGATCTACGCACAACACTAAACATTGGTAACGTAGCCAACATTAACTTAACTGGCGAAACAAACAAAGTTCTATTAGCAAACGGTACTTGGACCGCAATGCCAACGACATTAACTGTAGGTACCTTAGCTTATGCTAACTTCCCAACAGTAAACACAACTACCACATATCTACGTGGCGATGGCACATGGCAATCATTTACTCCAAGTAGCACGGGAACAGTTACTAGTGTATCTACAACTCAAAGTGGCACACTAGGCTTTACTCTTACTGGCGGCGCAATTACTTCAAGCGGCACTATTACGCTAAACATGCCAACAGCGCAAACACTGCGAACTAATCTTGGCTTAGGTAACGTTGCGCTTACTAATTTCAGCGGCACAGCATCACATTACTTAAAGGGTGATGGTTCATGGGGTCCAATTACTGGCACTGGCACTGGTACAGTTACACAAGTAGATGTTGCTGGCAGTGGCTTAGGCTTCGCTCTAAGTGGTGGACCAATTAATACAACTGGCACTATTACACTTACTATACCACCAGCTACATCATTGCGTGGCTCACTAACGATCGGTAATGTAGCTAATGCTAACTTTAGTGGCAATACACTACAATGGTTGCGCGGTGATGGCACATGGGCTAACATCAGTGTTCCAACTGTAGGTACTGTAGGCGCACTAAACACAAACGGCAGCACTACTCAGTATCTACGTGGTGATGGCACATGGCAAACTATTGCTGCAACAGGCAATATTAGTTCTATTAATTTAAATGGCGTAAGTTCACAATTTCTAGCTGGTACTGGTGGTTGGGTTTCTTATGGCAACATCATATCAATTAATAAAAACGGCTCAACTTCACAATTCTTACGTGGTGATGGCACATGGGCTGCTACTGCTCCAACAGTTGCTGGTGGCACTACACAGATTCAATACAATGGCGGTGGTGTAATATCAGCTAGTGCTAATTTGACTTTTGACGGGCAATCTCTATACACACCAACTGCTAAAATTGGTAGGTTAGATGAACTAAAAATGGTCGTAGAAACCGTCAACGAAAATACATCGCAGATATCTGGTACATATCAATATGACTTGTTAAATAGTAGTGTTCACACTATTTTTACGCCATTAACAAGTAATATCATTGTTAATTTTAGAGGCAATAGTCAAACAACATATACATCAATATCACCATCCAACGGGCGAAGTATTACTGCTACTCTAATATTTGCTACTGGCGCAACTGCTTACACTGTATCTTCAATAACTATTGATGGCGTAGCAAGAACAATATCATGGCAAAGTGGTACTGTGCCAACAGTAAGCCCAAATAGTTATATGTGTATGACATTTACTATTATTCGCACTACAACTGTTCCAGGCTGGATAGTATTAGGTAGTTGCGTGAGGTACGCATAATGCCAATTCTTAGTTCTATTGGAGCAATGAGTATTGGCACTACTGCAAGTAATGATATATCAATACATCTAAGCACCACTTCATTTTTGTTTAATACATCTGGCATTGGCATAATGAGCAGATTTATTACAGTTAGTGGTGGCGTCGGACCATACACATATTCATTCAGTCCTAGTTTACCGGGTGGCGTTACTTTTAATGCGTCATCTGGAACTTTTACTGGAACTCCACTTGGAGCTACACCAACTACTGCGTATGATATTACTGTAGCTGACAGTAATTTTTCTACAAAAACAGTAACTATTAACATTACCACAGAAATATTTGTACCTAAGCCAATTACAGTATTAGTTACACAAATCCCAGCAATTACTGTAGGGACCACGGTCAATAGTTTAGTAGCTAGTGCTACTGGTGGCTGGCCTGGTACTCTTACTTTTTCAGCTACTGGTCTACCACCAGGGCTATCATTAACCAGCGGCGGCTATTTAATTGGTACATTAGGGACACCAAATCCCTTTGTGGCATCTGCTAATATAATCATTACTGCTACTGATAAAACAGGAGCAACAGGATCATCAACATTGACTGTTACAATAACGCCTGCTCCGATTGTCGCCTATTCATTGTATCCTGATACTGTTAATATTGTTGATATTGGTGTTGCTACTGGAGTTACCGATAGCATTGTTATGTTTGACTCATCTAAACAGCCATCTGGTGGTACACCGCCATATAATTATTATTTGCGTTCCGGTAGCAACTATGGGTTTAATGTAAACAATACTACAGGAACAACTACTGGCGTTGCTGATGCTAGATTACTTCCTGGATACTCATCAACTAAATTAGGTTTATTAGCTTCAGTGTATCATCAATTAGAGTTACATGATAGTAGAGGTCTTTCAACACCATCTCCAGCAACAAGTATCGTAAATTTACATCTTGTAAACAGATCAGGTGTTTCAGAAACATACCATCGTGCTACTGATGCTGTTTATAGCAAGGCTGACAAAACATACATTACCACTGTATACACATCAACGATTACTATTAATATTGTCCTATATCACGGTAAACCAGCAAAAGAAATTATACCAGGGACAAGAGGTTATGCGACTTTTGAATTATATTTTGGTCACACTATACCATCATCAACTGACACAGTTAAAAATTATTTTAAAATTAGCGATCTTTCTCTCTCATCTAATGCCAATGGCAAATTAGTCGCTACTGTAACATATAATCTAAACCGTTGGTTTAAACAAGGTAATAAATTCAATGCGTATATTAAGCCAGTTGATACCACTTTGACTTACGGAGTAGAGCAGTTTGATATTTCTGTGGCTAACACTGGAAATTCGCCAGTTACTTCAATTGGCATAATGTCTTAAAATAAATAATAAGAAAGCAAAACAATGGTAACAAACAATCAAATTCTCTCAAGTTTGCCACGAGCACTAGTAACAGATGCTCTTGGTAACACAATATCATTAAATGTTAATACTATTAATACTACTAGTGCTGATCTTGGTAATGTTAATACGCTACGTATCACCGGTGGTAATTCTGGCGAAGCATTAACAACTAATGGCAATGGTGTCTTATCTTGGACACCATTTGTAACTCCACAGCAAGCATCAGCATTTGCTCCTATCACATATGTTGACCAAGTTCTAACTAACATCTCAAATGTGTTGTTATCTGGCATAGCAACGGAATCGTTTGTTACTTCCGCTATTGCTAATATTCCGCCTGCTGACTTCACTGGTTATGCTACTGAGACATTTGTTACTGGTGCTATTGCTAACATTCCACCAGTTGACCTATCTCAATACGCTACTCAGTCATATGTAGGTAATGTTATTGCGGCTATTCCACCAGTTGATTTTACTGGTTATGCTACTGAGACATTTGTTGCTAACTCTATTGCGGCTATTCCACCAGTTGATTTTACTGGTTATGCTACTGAGACATTTGTTACTAGTGCTATTGCTAACATTGTTGATGATGACCATTTGTATGCTCTTGCTACCGATGTTGCTAATACAGTGACCAATCTAGTAACTACTGATACATTTACCACATATCAAGGCGATGTTTCAAATGCCTTTGCTAATACAGCATCATTCCAAGAACTAGAAGACGGCCTTGCTAACAAAGTATACTCAAACGTATTCGCAAATACTGTTGCTAACTTGGCAACTATTGCTTACGTAGACAGTTCAATCGCAAACATTCCAGCGCCTGATCTAAGTGCTTATGCTACTCAAACATACGTAAACAACGTAGTGGCAGCTATTCCGCCAGTTGATCTAAGTCCATTTGCTACTATTACCTATGTAGATGATTCAATCGCAAATATTCCGCCAGTTGATCTATCACCTTACTCTACAACCACAGAAGTAAATGGTTTGATTTCAACTGCTCTAAGCGGACATGGCAATATTGTTTCTGTCAACTTAACCGGTAACACAAGTCAAATCTTAGCTGGCGATGGCACCTGGATTGATAAAGTATCTATTGCTACTGCTAATTCTGTTAGTATCTCAGTAGGTGTAGATGGTGCTGGTCAATCATTTGTTGATAATGAGTTTATTCATTACACTGGCGCTGTTAAGCCAATGTTGTTTAAGAACGGCGTGTTTGTTGATAGCACCGAATATACTATTTCAGCAGACACAATCACATTTACCAACTACTTAACTTCTGGTGACCAAATTGACGTTCTGCCTACACAAATCGCCTCTACTGGCGGTGGTAACGTTGATCTAACTGGCTATGCTACACAGACATTTGTTAACGCAGCTATTGCTAACATTCCTCAACCTAACCTAAGTGCTTATGCTACTCACCAAGATGTTGCTGATGCTATCAACTTGATTCCATCTCCTAACTTAGATGCTTACGCAACTAACACATCCGTAGATAACAAGATTGCGAATATCACATTCCCAACTTACGGTAACGTTGCTAACCTCAATCTAAATGGCAATGCCTCTACATTCCTATCTGGCAATGGTAGTTGGCAAGCCGTAAGTGGTGGTGGAACAACATCACCTGCTGGTTCATCAACACAGATTCAGTTCAACAATGCCGGTGCTTTCGGTGCTAGTGCTAACTTAATATTCACTGATAACGGTATGATCTTGGGTAATCCAATCCCAGCAAACAAGATTACACTAGACAAGTTTGGCTCTATTGGCGCTCGTAGTGTAAACGCTCGTGATGGCTTAACTGCTTCCCATGCTGAAATTGGTGAGATCACAGTAAATAGGTTCTTAGCAGTTCTAACAGATGGTGCACCGGTAAGTTCAACTGATACTGGCTTGAAGGGCGAGATGCGTTACGATACTCAATACATGTATTTGTGTGTTGATGATAATGTATGGGCTCGTTGGGCACTAAACACTACTTGGTAAGGTAAATAATGACAATTAATAAACAACATATCATGGCCAACATCGCATCGCTCTTTGGAGTTGATGCTAATGGTAAAATCAATTCAATCAGCATTGAAACAGTAAACTCTAACGCGGCAGTTGCTAACGCTACTCATGCGGTTCAAGCCACAGTAGCAGAAACAGTTACTACTGCTGCTCAACCTAATATTACCTCCGTTGGTACACTCACATCACTTACTGCTGGTGATGTTACAGTTACTGGCAACTTACTAGTTCAAGGTAATACAGTTACAGTTGGCGCTACTGAACTATCTGTTAGTGACTTGAACATTACAATCGCTAACGGTGCTCCTAATGCCTTGGCCGCTAACAGTGCCGGTATTACTATTGATGGTGCCAACTTAACTCTTGCTTATGATAGCACATCAAATGCCCTAGTTAGTAGTCACAATGTAAGTGCTCCTAATGTTGGCGGTGTTTATCTAAACGGCACTCATGTTGGTGGCGGACAAGAAGTAGTATTCAACGAAGATACTGTTCCACTAGTCAAGGGAGATATCGTTCGTGTTAGTGGTGCTCAAGGCAATACAATCGCTGTTAAGAAAGCGTCAAATACTGCCGAAGGTAGTAGTGCTGGCACTCTAGGTATTGTTACACAAACAATCGCTGTAGGTGCTACTGGCTTAGTTCATACTCACGGTTCATTCCCTAAGTTGAATACAAGTGCTCTTACTGAAGGTAGCTTAGTATTCTTAGGCGTCAATGGTGCTTGGACAACAACAAAACCGCAAGCGCCAGCACACACTGTAATCCTAGGATGGGTTGAGCGTGTTCATGCGACAGCTGGTAGTATCTATGTTAAAGTGGATAACGGCTACGAACTAGATGAACTACACAATGTAAAGATTACAACACCAACTGCTGGTCAGTTCCTAGCTTATGATAGTGCTAATTCTGTATGGGTCAACCAAACTGTTGCTTCATATTCACCAAAGAAATACTCAAAAGAATATCACGTTGATCCAGCTAATGGCGATGACTCAGCCACAGGTGGCAGTGAAACTCCATTCAAAACGATTACTGCGGCACTAACACACGTAACAAACGGAGGTGATGCTCTTATCCTACATCCGGGCACTTACTCGGAAGCAGTTACGGTTACTACACTGAACTTAGATATCATTGGTCGCACTGGCGGTGGTGGTATCGTTAATTTGAGTGGCGCTTGGACTTACAACGTTGCTAGTGGCAGTATTCGTGTTGAAGGTGTGAACCACAGCGGGGCAGTAACCATTTCTAATGCTGGCTCCTTCTATGCTCGTAAATGTTTGTTTACTGGTGGCATCACAAAAGGCGGTAGTGGCTATGTAGACATTACAGATTCTGATGCTCAAAGTGCTAACGCCTTAACCATTACTGGTAGCGGCATCGTAGCGTTCAACGGTGGTTTACAAGCGGCTATTGTAGTCAACAATGCTTCGGCTACAGTCACAGTTGCTAACTCTAAGAACTTAACTTCTGCTACGGTTACAAGTGGTACCTTAGTAGTCAATGACAGTTACATCTTTAGTGCCTCTAATACCACAGCGGCTATTACTTCGGCAGTTGGCACAGTTGTGTATCTATACAATAATCGTGTAGTCAAGCCTAACCAAAGTGCTGGCTTCGTAACACTTAGTGGTGTATACTCAATGACTAACATGAGTTACGACCATGCTAACTCTACTCTAGGCACTCGTTTAGCAACTACAAGTTACTTTGATGCCGTTCACGCTGGCAGTGGCAACGTTACTGCTAACATTGTAACTGGTAATAGCGTTTATGGTACCATCAAAACAGCGGCTCAGCCTAACATCACATCCCTTGGCAATCTAACATCATTGGTAGTCAGTGGCACCTCTAACTTAGGCGCTGTTGGCAATATTACGATCACTGGTGGTAGTAATGGTCAAGTGTTATCTACTAATGGTAACGGTGTTCTAAGTTTTGTTGCTCAACCTAACTTATCGCCATATGCCCTAACAACCTATGTTGATAATGCTATTGCTAACACTGTTCCACTGGCTACTTACAATACTCACGTTAGTGATCAGGCAAATACAGTTGCTAACTTAGTTACAACTACAACTTATACTGCCTATGTTAATACAACTGCTAACACTATTGCTAACCTTACTACCAAAACTTATGTTGATGGTGCCATTGCTAACTTGGTGGGTTCAGCGCCTGACGCACTAAACACGCTAAGTGAGATTGCTAATGCGCTTGGTAGTGATGCTAACCTATCTGCTACGCTAACTGCTTCTATCGGTAATACAAACAGTAATGTGGCTAACTTAGCAAATACCGTTAGTAATCTAAGCAACACAACTACGGCATCATTTACCTCTACAAACAGTAATGTAAGTAACCTAAGCAACACAACAACAGCGTCATTTACATCTACCAATAGTAATGTTGCTAACTTAGCCAACACTGTAAGTAACCTAAGCAATACAACTACCGCTTCATTTACCTCTACTAACGGCAACGTAGCCAATCTTATCACTGAGAATAACGCTACTCATACTGCTATTCGTAATCGTATCCTGTTGAGTGGTGGCTTCTTATTGACAGAGGGCACAGCAGTTGGTAACAGAACACCATACACTGGTTCACTAATCGGTGAAACCTCTACAAGTTACTGGTTTGATTCTGGTGATAGTAAGTGGTATGATGCCTCTACTGGTGGAAACGTTCTAATAGGATACTAATAAATACTAATACACCGTCAGAGAGTTCGGAACTCTCTGCGATGACCAAACATCACGGTGTTCTAACAAAGGAAAAATATGGCATTCGCTCTTTCAGGCACAACAATTACTCAGAGTGGTACTGACAACGCTCTACCAACAACCAGTGGTAACGGCTTTACTGTTACGACCGCTAATGGTATCAACACAGTCAGCTTTGGCACTAACACACTTGTTATTACAGGCACGTGTACCGTAGCTTACAATCAGGTTCTAACTAACTCAACTGGTTCTGGCGGCATTGATATTCGTGCTGGTGGCACACTAACATTCAATGGCGATCAAACAATCAATGGCGTAGCGCAACCAGTAGGTGGTGTTCTATGTAATATCGTAGCAACTCAAACTGCTCCTACGGGCGCTATTCGTCTAACATCTACTAACACCGGCTCCAGAGCAATGTTAGTTGTTCGCAACTGTGAAATTCGTGTAAACTCAAATGAATGGGCAAGTATCTCTGCTAACGAAAACGGGCTGAACACAATCAGAACAGAGGGTGATTTTGCCTTCATTCAAGCAGACCTATCACTAACAGGCACTAACAAGAAGCGTGTTCGTATCAATAGTGCTAACCCAGTTCTTGACTTACAAGCAACTAATACTCGTAGTGGTATGTGGTTCAACTTTGGTGCGGCACAAACAAGTATCCGAGGCTATACTCCGCTAAACGTAGACGGTCCAGAAATCAACGTATTCTCTCTAACAACTGCTAACCAAGTAGTGCTAGATGGCTATAACATCAACGGCGTTGTTGGTAGTTTCTACGCTAACGCTCACATTGTTATCTACGGTGGCGCTTGGTGTAAGTTAAAGAACTTTCATCGTGGCACTAACATGACTTGGTATCCTAGTGATGGCTCTACAACAAACAACAACTTTATTGAGTGGAGCACTGGACTTAGATTTGAAGTCAAAGACCCACTAGGCAACAATATTCAAAACGCTAAGGTCTATGTTCCTGCTAATACAAACACTATGACCTTTAGACCAAAGGGGCAAACATCGGCTGTTCGTAGTCAACCAACACTCAACTTACTAACTGATGCTACTGGTGTTGTTACTAGTGAATACACATATGCTTGTGGCTTATCTACAGGTGGTGGCACTAACATCAACGCTAACACATCTACTTACTTCTGTCCAGTAACTACGGCTGGTGCTGAAGCAACTACATACAAGATTCGTCATTACAACTACTCATCGACAAGTGGCACTATTACGCTTGCTCGCTCTACCGATGCCGTAATCACTGGTGCTCTTTCATTGGATTCGGCTGCTACTATTGCCGAAGCAACTGCGACTGCTCTAACAGGTATCACAATCACTAAAGCAACAGGCACACCGTCTGTAAGTAATCCACACATTATCACTGTTACTATTGCTTCTAATAGAACATTAGACGAAATCTACTGCTTCTGGAAGCAATGGTTCTGTCAGTTCGCTAACTTTGATGTGAATGATATGATCACAGTTAATGGCTCTAAGATGGTTCTAGGTAACTACAAGATTGTATACGCATAAGGAAATAAAATGATCACAGGTTCAACATTCACAGGCTTACAAGGCGGCAACGTTGATTTAGGCTACTCCGCTCTAAACGGTGCTTCTCTAGGCGCTAGTAGTTACTACAACGTGCCAACTACTCTAACTAACATCAACTTTGATACCTCAGCTGGTAACATTACGCTTGAGTTAGACCTTCCAGCCAACACTTACTCAATCACTAGTGGTTCAACTATTACTGGCGCTAATACTATTCTCGTGTTGGCGATTGGTGCTGGCACTCGCACTATCTCTACTAACATTGCCTCTAACCGATTCGCTCTTGCGGCTGGTTCTACTGGCACATACACAGTTGCTACTATTACTGCTCCGCTAGTATTCACTGGCTTACCAACAGGTGCTCGTGTAACAGTATTCAATGCGGGTACAGTAACTGATACCGCCGTATCTACTGGCTCTACACTCAACATGACTGTTCGCTATGACCTAGCAACGGCTCTGACATATCGTGTTCACGCTAGTGGTTATCAATCCGTTAGTGGCAGTATCACTGTTGCTGAAGGCACAAACACTATTCCAGTATCCTTACCACAATCATTTGGTTATGGTGTAGGTGATTGCTCTATCCGTCAACTAAACGGCACTACTATCAACGCTGGTGGTGATATTGATGTCAATACTACTAACAAGACAATTACATTCGTAAGTGCTTGTTCCCTACGTGAAACATTCTCAGTGCTACAAGACCTATGGGTTCGTGCTGATGTAGGTGGCACTCTCAATACTCGTCCTCCAGTTCAGTTGGATAGTGTTAAGGGTCTAGAATTGCTAGATGGTTGGACTATTACTAACCACGCTCTATCAACTGGCGAAGGCTACATCACAAAGAACACTAGTGATGTTGTTACTAACCTCTACTACCGCCTACGTGTAAACAACAACACACACCAAGTTATTGTTAGTTTGATT